ACTTTTAGAATATTATTATTTGAAGAAATAACTATGGAAATAAATCTAAACGAATGGTTCATTGAACGAGAAGTAAAATTTTGTCCCACTCATTTCAAAATGTCATCAGTACCACTTGATGAAGAAAAGTATCATTGGGTAACTGAAAACTTGAATGGTAGATATTATTATGGTACAATATCAGCCTCGAAACAAGGTTGGGATACAAACTGGTTTAGTGATTTCATTGCATTTGAAGATCCAAGAGATTTGACAATGTATGAGTTACGATGGTCATAAAAATATTTTGAATAGTGAGTTACATTCTAAATACATCACAGATACGAGAGGAGAAATCTAATGGCACAATTTTTAAGGCACATAGGTAAACACGGTGATCGTAAAGTAGCGATTGTATTTCGTGAGGTACCAGGCGAGCCACATATGGCTTTGGTTGTTTACACAGAACTACTAAACGATAATATGCACAATCCATTAATGGCATGTATTGAGAGTGATATTGGCCAACATAGCGATTCATTATCAGAGGCATTAAATCGTTCATATTGTAAGGATGGTACGGTAATTCTTCAGCGATTGCACAATGAAGGCATGTTGAAAAAAGTAAACACTGAAAACATCGTTGTTACACCAGCGCCAAATGCAAATATTAAGTTGAAAGAACTTAATGAGATCCTAGATAAGATGGATCAAGGCGAAGAGGCTGTAAATCAGTTGAAAGAAATGGATGATCAACTTGGTATGACTGGCACTGCTTATCGTAAGAAGGCGGCTGATATGGCTGAAAACTTACAGGAACTAGCGGCAGGATCAGATACAGCGTTGACCGATGACGCTATCGCTAACAATCTCAAGGCACAGGCAGAGAGAATGGCAAATGATGCCAAAAATCTGATTGCTGAATCTGAGCGAATGATGGCTGAAGCCGCCGAGATGTTAGGAGAAACAGCACCAGTAGCAGAACCAGTAGCAGAACCACCCAAGAAGCGTGGTCGTGGAAGACCTCGTAAAAACGCCGCATAAACCATAAGGATGTAGACATGGCTAAACACTTTTCAGACGAGTTCCGTGATAAATGGGAAAGTTTGATTGATGGTGTCAATAAGGAAAGAGTTCCTATTGAATTCATTGATAAAATGATTCTGAAACTTCGAGGAAACAAACAACGAACTATTAATATTGGTCGGTTGTTAAAGAAAGGATTCGACATAGATGACATTGAAGAGGAAGTAGGTGCTAAACTTTTCGAACTCGAAGATGATATTCGAAGTGTAGAATTTAGTATGAACCTTGAACACGTTGCTGATACCGTACAGCCAGCAACAGATGATTTACTTAAAAATTTAGATTAGGAATATTGATGGAAGTTAAATTAGTTAGTTACAGTCAATCACCAAGTGATTTAGGATTACTTGATGATATCCAAGATCTAGTTGCATATTGTGCTAGAGTGAGTAATCCGTCGAATCAGATGAATACAGAAACAAATGAAAAGTTACTGAATTATCTGATGAAACATGCTCATTGGTCACCTTTTGAAATGGTATCAGTATGTTTAGAGATCAATACTACTCGTGATATTGCACGACAAATATTGAGACATCGTTCATTTTCTTTCCAAGAGTTTAGCCAACGTTACGCCGACCCAGCAGAATTTGGTAATCAGTTTGTGTTGAGAGAAGCCCGTCTACAAGATACAAAGAATCGGCAGAATAGTATTCCTACTGACAATGTAGAACTTATACATCAATGGGATGAAATTCAAGAAGAAGTCATTGAGAAAGCGAAAGAGGCATACAATTGGGCTATTGAGAATGGTATTGCCAAAGAACAGGCTCGTGCTGTATTGCCCGAAGGTAATACAAAATCTCGTATTTACATGAATGGAACACTTCGTTCATGGATACATTACATTGAGTTAAGACGAGAGAATGGTACACAACAAGAGCACATGGATATTGCTCGTGAATGTGCTAAAGTTATTGCTGAAATTTATTCGCCTATCGCCAGTCTTCAATAGATTATGCATATCCCGTTTTTCGGACTACAGCGCCAATATGAAAATCTGAAGGACGAACTCTTACAGGCAACAGATGATGTTTTAAGGTCTGGTCAATATGTCAATGGTGATCAGACTTTACGGTTTGAATCTTGGTTAACCCAAAAAACAAAAACTCATTATGCTGTTGTTTGTCATAGTGGTACTCAAGCACTGGAGATTATTGCCAGATACAAAACACAATATTTTGATCTTCAGAATATTGAAGGTCCACATATTGTAAGAGTACCAAATCTTACTTATCCCGCCACTGCTCATGCTTTTGTTACAGCAGGCTACGATGTTGAACTCGTTGATACAGATAGGAATGGAATAATACACAATTCAAAAAAAGACCATCGTAATCCTGCACGAGGTGCCGTATTAGAATGTAAGGTGGGATTGTTTGGTCGTGCTATTGATGATTACACTACTCACAACAATATTATTGTAGATGGCGCTCAACACTGGTTGGTTGCTGGTAGATATATCGGACAAGGTATGGCTATTAGTTTTGATCCAACTAAAAATTTACCATCATCAGGAAATGGTGGTGCTATTGTTACAAATGATCATATGTTGTATTTGTTTGCTTCGAACTATGTGAGAAATGGTAAACCATATTTTCATGATGTTGGAACAAATTCTAGAATGAGCGAGATAGATTGTTCTCATTTATTAGTAAGATCGAAGTATTTAGATGAGTGGCAAAAGCGTAGAGAACAGATTACTCATTATTGGTGTGATGCTTTCAAAGATTTGCCATTGAGATGCTTATCAGAAGGAACTACACTAAAGAATCATGCTTATCAAAAGTTTGCCATATACAGTTCTCATCGAAACGAAATAAAGGAACATTTACAAGATAAAGGAATATCTGTAAAATATCATTACAATTATACGCTAGGTGATTTAGATTTATTATCACCATTCAATAAACCAGACATGATGAGTGTAAGTGTAATGCTCTCACATGGTTTGTTTAGTTTGCCATTGTACCCAGAATTAGAAGACTCAGAAGTAGAATACATAGAAAAGTCTGTCAAAGAATTTTTTGAATAAATACCGATATGGGATTCAAATTAGCAGGTATAATGTTTATTGTAATGTCTATAATGGGATACGCCGGTTATCTTTATTATGAAGACACTCAAGCGAGAATGGCAATATTAGTAGAAAATAATGCTAAACTAAATGTTGCTATTCAGCAGAGTGAAGAAGCCGTCAAGTCAATGCAAGCAAACATTGAAAAAGCCAATCAACAAGTACAGTTATTAAATGATGAGTTTGCTGTGATACGAAGACAGAATCAAGAGTTGTCTAATAAGTTATCAGAGCATGACTTAGCATTTTTATCGTTCAGCAAACCAACATTAGTAGAAAGAATAGTGAATCGTGCTTCAGTAAAGGCGGTTCGTTGTTTTGAGCTATTGAGTGGGGCAGAACTCACAGATTCAGAAAAGGAGGCGACAAGTGCAAAACAGTTCAATTCGGAATGTCCTTGGCTTTTTGACAATACTGTTCCTAACTAGTTGTGCCTCTACACAACCACAAAGAATAGAAGTATCATCAAAGCCCGTTGAAATACCAAAGTTAGTATTACCAAAAGCAGATGAACTCAACATGAGGAATGCAACATGGACTATTATCACGGAGCAAAACTTTGAACAAGTGGTAGAAGACTTGAGAAAAAAAGGAAAAGTTATTGTATTTTTCGCTTTGACAGAAGATGGATATGAAAACTTGGCTTTGAACTTGAGTGATGTTCGTGCTTTTATTCAACAACAGAAAGCCATTATTGCCGCTTACGAGGGTTATTATCAAGAATCCACTGAAGCACTAGACAAGGCAAATAAGCGTATTGAGAATGCTATTGAAGAAGTAGAAGAGCAACAGGAAGTAGTTGAAGAACCTGAACCTGCTTGGAAGTTTTGGAAATAGTGATAAATACTCAATAAAGGCAGAGTATTATGGCAATAGAAACAATCAATGTCGGCACCTTACCAAACGATGGTACTGGCGATCCAATGAGAGTAGCGTTTGAAAAGACGAATAATAATTTCGCTCAACTTGGTCCTGGTGGAAATGGGGTTGGGTACACAACTCTAAACACTTCAACTTTTGGTAATCTAGAACAAGTTATTTTTAGTTATGATGCCAATGTGTTTACGATGGGGACATTGAAAATTTATTCATCTGCTTCACCTGGTGCTGAATCACAGTGTACAGAAATATTGGCACAACGTGGTCAGAATGGAACTCAAGCGGCGTTTGCCATTACAGGACAATCTAATATTGGTGACGCTATTATCAATGAATACAACATGGATATTGCCAATGGTAATATTCAGCTATCTGTACTGCCTAATACAGAAGGTTTAGTGAATCATTATATAGTATATCAAGTATTGTGGAATGGTACAGGAATAACAGGAACACCAATACAGTTGGATGGTTATACAGCCAATACAACACTTGGCACTGAAGATGAGATATACGAAATTACAACAGAGCAAACAGTAGAATGAGAGCACACGAATTTTTGAACGAAACGAAGATGGGTGAATTTACCAAAGATACATTTGGTGCTGATTCAATGTACCCAGCAGAAAAGAAGCAGAAGTCACAATTAGATGATGCTCAAAATGGTTTAGAGGTTGTGGAGCCAGCATTACCTAACGCTTATGTAATACCTGATTTACAAAACAACGACTATTATGAACTTTATCGTTTTAGTACAGCCATCGCTAGAGCGAGAGGTGACAAAGCTAGAGATGAAGATAATGATCGTGGTTATGATGATAAGCCAGATTTTGATGCTGATTCTAAATGGGGCGATCAGCAATTTGTATCATCAGAGTTTGATGATGATTTACAGGACGTAGTGGGAACCGCTCTCAAAATGATTGATAAATCTGGTATGAAACCTGTATCGACACTAGACAGTCATGAAATGGATGATATTGGTTTAGATACTCCACAATACAAAGAGTTTGAAGATTATGGATTTGCCAAGCCTGTAAACTTCTCAAAAGACGAACCTAACACTGGACCACTAAAATGAGAGCGAGAGAATTTATTTTTGAAAAGAAGATGATCTCTAAAGGTGAAATGCAAGGTCACACCTATTCAGATGGTTCTCACACGAAAGATAAGCAAGGTGAGCTTCGTCCAGAAGAAAAGAAAACCATGGGCAAAGTTCACCGTTTTGCCGCTGGTGCTGATAGAGTTTATGATTTGAATAGAACGATGATGGCAGTTGCTTCTAGTGATGGTAAAGAAATGTCTCATGAACCAGATGAAACAAGTTGGATTGGTCGTGCTAATATGGCGGCTCCATACACCGAAGAAGAAAATGAAATGTTACATCATGCTTACAAACATTTGAATATGCCTGTACAGCAAGCGATTGATACCTACCACGAAGAACCTGATGACACCAATACAGACTGTGCTGTACCGTCAGCGCCAGAATGGTCAAAAGTTGGTGAAAAAGAACTCAAAGAAAAAAATAAGAAGGCTGACTCTCAATAATAAGTAATAGTAACTTGTTAATGAGAGGAAACAATGACAGCAAAATTAATTGATATCAACAAAACACTAGATCTAATAAAGTTGAAGTTCTACAATGAGTATCTATATACTGCTCACATTTATGATGAGGGCGAATCACAATTTCATAAAGATCTAACGACACAAGTCGTAAAACATTACATTGATCCATTAGAGATTCCAAAAGATGCCAAAATATTAGACCTTGGTTGTGGTCCCGGTTTCTTTATTGATGAAATGAAAGAGCGTGGGTACACTGATGTAGTGGGAGTTACATTATCACCTGGTGATATTGAAATTTGTAAGAACAAAGGTCATGAAGTAAAAGAATATGATCTATCATTCTTACCACAGGCAGATGGTTATTACGACGAGTCTGTAGACTTCATTTTCTTACGACATGCTTTGGAACATTCACCTTATCCAATCTTTTCGTTGATGGAATACAATCGTATCTTGAAGCAGGGTGGTAAGATTTACATTGAAGTACCTGCTCCTGATTGTCAGCGTCAACATGAGTTTAATCTGAATCACTACAGTATTTTTGGTTCCGCTCAGTTAGCGGCACTATTGATGAGGGCTGGATTCAAGATTGACGTATTCAATGATTGGAAGTTTAATCTTAACTTTCCTAACCAAGAAGATCCAGAAGGTGAGCCAGTTCCAGTAGAAGAAAAGTACTACTGTATTGTTGCCACTAAAGATCGTCCTTTAGATGTCAAATAGTAAGTATAACTGCAGAGAATACATTTTCACGAAACTTTAATAAAAAAAGTATATTACATGACTAAATAGTGGTGTAAAGGTTGCCACAAGCACATACCTTTACATCATTATTCCATTACTTACATTACTATGCAAGTTTAGCAATGCTGATTTTTAGGTTGCGTGTGAATAATGGGTGTCGCCGAAAGGAACACAAAATTGTGCGCTATTAGGAGCTAACGATGAAATATATTGCATTTATTGCAGTATTCCTGCTATCGTCATTGGCCTCCGCCAGTGACATTGAAGAAGTTGTTGTAAGAGAAAAACAGATTAAGATAAACTTTATCGATATAAAACTGAATCACAAACAAAATCCTTTTACAGGAAATTGGTATTATGTTGAAACAGATAATAAAAAAGAACAAGAATATCCCAAACTAGTTCAAGTATCAAACAAACCATCTAAATATTATCAGAAATGATAAACCATCAAAGCCGAGTATTTCACTCGGCTTTTTTGTGCATGATAAATACTCATATGTCAGGCACACCAACATTAGTAAAAGATCCATACAAGAAGACTCACTTTACAGACGAACAGTTACAAGATTTTGTCAAGTGCTGTGATCCCGATACTGGATATTATTATTTCATGAGTAACTTCTTCATGATACAACATCCTACACGGGGAACAATCCCATATGAACCATGGGAGTTTCAAGAACGCCTCATTGATACCTATCATCGATATCGTTTTTCTATTTCCTTAATGCCAAGACAGACAGGTAAAACCACATCAGCGGCGGGTTATCTATTATGGTATGCTATGTTTGTTCCAGATTCTACTATTTTGATTGCCGCCCACAAATACACAGGCGCTCAAGAAATTATGCAACGTATTCGTTATGCCTATGAAGCGTGTCCTGATCATATCAAAGCGGGTGTTACAACATACAACAAAGGATCATTAGATTTTGAAAATGGTTCACGTATTGTATCAGCGACAACTACCGAAAATACTGGTCGTGGTATGTCAATCACCTTGTTGTATCTTGACGAGTTTGCGTTTGTAAGACCGTCAATCGCTCAAGAATTTTGGACGGCAATTACACCTACCTTATCGACAGGTGGTAAAGCGATTATTACATCTACGCCAAACTCAGATGAAGATCAGTTTGCCCTCATATGGAAAGGTGCTAATAAAACAGAAGATTCATTTGGTAACACCACCGAACTAGGTGTTAATGGTTTCAAAGCGTACAGGGCATATTGGCAAGAGGTTCCTGGTCGTGATGAGAAGTGGAAAGAGGAAATGATTTCACAACTTGGTGATGATCGTTTCAGACGAGAGATGGGATGTGAATTCATTATCGCTGACGAAACACTAATCAATCCAAGTACACTTATTGAATTAGAAGGTATTGAACCTATTGAAAGAATGGGACAAATACGATGGTATCAGAAGCCAGAGAAAGGTCATATCTATGTAGTGGCATTAGATCCATCATTAGGTACGGGTGGTGATCCAGCGGCTATTCAAATATTTGATGCCAATACTACTACTCAAGTAGGAGAATGGAAACACAATAAAACTGATATTCCGAATCAAGTTAGACTTATTGCTGAAATAAACAGATACATTGAAGAATGTACAGGTGAACCAAATAACATCTATTATTCTGTGGAAAATAACTCTATTGGTGAAGCGGCATTGATTTCGCTGAATGAGTTTGGTGAAGATAATATTCCTGGAATTTTCTTGAGCGAGCCAGGCAAGAAGCGTAGAGGATTCACAACAACTCAAAAACCAAAGTTGGCGGCTTGTGCTAAACTAAAAACGTTATTAGAATCAAAAAGAATGAACATTTACAGTAAAGCGTTGATAAGTGAATTGAAATCATTTGTGGCACATGGTGGTAGTTATGCCGCTAAAGTAGGTGACACTGATGATTTGGTAATGGCTACAGTATTAGTTGTTCGTATTTTGAGGCAAGTGGCTGAGTATCATGGTGATTTAGAGAAACAGATACGAGATCACGATGAAGTAATTCAACCGTTGCCATTCTTTGCCGTCATTTCATAATAAAGATAAATACATGTATGTCAAATACACCAGAAATAGCAAAACTTAACTCAGAACTGTACTCTCTGTTACGAACACGAGGGTACAAACCTGCCACTGTAGATTCTCAAAACCAACGAGTACCCACCCCAGAAGAAGCCGATGTCATTGAATTTGAATTTATCAAAGATGGTGAATCATATGGAAAAGTATGGGCAACAGTAGAAGATGGCAATTCGATCAAAGTTTATTATGATAATACACAACCATCATCGCCTAAAGGTAAAACACCAGGATTAGATTATGATGATTCATGGACTGGGTTTCTGAAACATTTGAAAAATTGGTCAACAAAAAGACAATTAAATTTTGATTTATTAAACAAAGATAGATTAAATGATGATATGAAACAACGAGAGTACTATCGAAAAGAAGCATTAGAAGAAGGTTATTATCCAATTAACAAATCAACTAGTTGGAATGATTCGGTACCCCAAATTAAGTTAATCATTCATCACAAGAATCCAATGGCTGATGGTGATAAAAGACACAAAAATATTGATAGAATCTTTATTCAGAATAATGATGAAGAAAGATTCTTATTACCCACTCGTAGACCTGGTATTGCCAGAGTGTATGCTAGACATGTAGCGAAAGGTGGTTTACCAAATGATGAGCGTTGGAATCACATTAAAGATATGTGTGATGAATACAATAAGATTGGTGGATTTGTTAGAGCCACTCGTGGTAAACAATATGAAGAATCAATCATGGAGTTAGTCGAAGAAGGTCGTAATCACTTTAAGAAATGTCGTGAGAATCTAATGAAGATTTCAAAGACAAGAGGTTATGATGATTACTTCGAGAATGATTACATGGAAATGGTCAATGAGACTGAGTGTGACGAATCGTTACTAGAGAAGTTTGATCACCATCCCAAAGTAAAAGAATCTTTGGGTATTATTAGTAGACTTAATGAAAAGGTTAAATCAATGAAAGAATTACGAGAATTAGAAGAATGGGCAGAAAGCATTGTTGAGTCATCTGATGACAAATGTGAACATCCTGTAAAAGAAGAACAATCCATGACCGATGATGATTGGGTAGTAGTAAAGGGTAGAAAACCCGTTCGGTTTTTGAAGAATCCCAAAAATAATAAAGCACCTCGCAACTGGCAAAAATCTTCTGATGAACAAGAAGTAATACGAGTGAGTAAAGCCAAGCAGATGGGTATAATTAAGAAAGAGTCAGATGAGTTAGAAGAACAACTCGATGAATTAGATTCAAAAACTTTATCAAGTTACATGTCTAAAGCATCAGATGCCAGAGGACATCGTGACTTACCTACTCATAAAGTAGATAACCGTTACAAGGGTGTAAGTAGGGCTTCAAAGAAACTTGATAAAAAAAATAAAGAAGAACAACTCGATGAAACTCTTGGTCTTGGTAGCTGGGATGTAAGTTCAAAGATGAAGCCTGGTCAACCTACAAGAAAAGACATTCTTGCTAAACTTGAAAAAGAAAAAGATAAAGAGAAGAGTGCTAAACTTGCCAGACACGCTCACGAGAAAGGTGCCACTAGTAAAGAAATTCAAGCCGCTAGATCAAAAGCTGGTATTAAAGAAGAAAAACATCTTGATGAATCTATTGAGTTTCATGTAAGACTTGATCATTTGGATGGTAGTGACAAAATTGATGATGTGATTGAAATTCTAAAAAAATATGAAGACGGTGGCAAGATAAATTATGAAGCAGAATCTGATAAGGGTATAGTCTTCAATGCTGATAGTAGTTCAGATGTAAGAAGGTTAGATAGAGAACTTAGACGTTTCTACACTGGTGCTGAAATCAATGAAGGTAAAAAACTTGATGAAGCCGAATATCAAGGTAAGAAGGTTCAACTTAACAAGCC